TAAGGGTGCCTTTGATGTAAATCATAGCTTCCAGGCCGTCCTCATCATCCACCGCCGGTGTGCTTTCACCGAGGATGGCGGTCGGCACTTGCGATCCGTCTGTCGCAGCGGCAAGGGATAGTATGTATTGGTTTGTTGCACTAACATCCTCGATGGTCACGGTGAATTCGTCGCCAACCGCAAAATCCGTGCCGGAATCTGCGATCACAAACTTAATCTGGTTAGCAAACGCACCGCCGCCCCCCAAAATATCCGCCTGGCCAATAACAATGCCGTCAGGATCAGTGACCTGAAAGATGCCGCCATTACTGCCAGGCGCGACAATGCAGACGACGTGATAGTTGCCAGCCTTTGCGCCAGTCAGAATAGGGGTCTCGGCATCCAGTGTCAGCGTGCCTTCACCGGTATTACCGACGCCAGTGGCTACCGAAGCATCACCGAGTGTAATTTTTCCGAGAACGGTACCGACTTCCATCGCGGCATGGCCGTCCGGAATGATCGCTTTATCTGCAACAATATCGTCACTGTTGGCAAAAAGAGCGCCCGGCACGTAATTATCTGTGCGGGAGCTTGCATATTGTACATCCATTGTCTGTCTCCTTGTTAGAGGGGGAAGGGAAATAATAAATGAAGTGGTGCGGGAAGGGGGCTGGCCGTTGCCGGCCAAAGCCCTTATCGTTTACGTAGTGCGTCGGGACGGTGCTTTTGAATACTTGCCAAAAGCGGATTTTTTGCGGCGGAAGAACTTGGTGCCGATCCTGTGCCTAAGGCAGGATTGCCGATTTGCCCCATGGCCCTGGACACAGGGTCGGCTCCGCCCGCGCGCGGGGCGGCGGAAAGGATTACCTTAGCTTCCTTAACGCTTACTTTAGTATCGAAGGCAAGTTTTTCGGCAAGGGCGCGGCGGCCTTTTGCTTCCTTGCATCGCATGATCGATTTGCAACGTGCTTTCTCCTTGCTGTCGTCGCCATCATCTTCGGCGTTTTCATCCTCTTCAGGATCTTCGCCTTCTTCCTCCGGATCGTCTTCGATATTGTCTTCGTCCTCGGGCGTGCCGGCATTTTCATCCTCTTCAGGATCTTCGCCTTCTTCCTCCGGATCGTCTTCGTTCAGATCTTCTTCCTCGTTATTATCCTCGGCGTTTCGGGCCTTGGATAGCTTTCTTTTGTCGTCCGCCGCGCGTTGCGAGGGCGTTTGTCTTGCCAGATTTCGCTTTGCCATGATGATCTCCTTTTGGATGTCTGGTTGCAGTTGCACCGGCGGCGGATGGCTGAAAGCCGACACCGGCAAGGTTGGTGATGGTGTCGCTCAGAAAAGCGACGGAATCGGCAAGACCGGCATCAACACCCTGCTGTCCTTTATAGGTCAGGGCTTCCGTATCTCTCACCGATTGTTCGGATAGTGCGCGGTTGGATGCTACGCCCGCGACGAATAGTTCGCGCAGATAATCGACATCATCCTGAAACCGGCCCAGCGCCTCCTCGCTCAGCGGGTTGAACGGCCAGCCGTCCCCTTTGTGCGCGCCGGAGAAAATTAACGTGACATCGATGCCGAATTTCTTCAATGCTTCGCTGATATCGACATGCATCATAATCACGCCGATCGATCCCACTTCACCCGTTGGATCAACGATAATCTCGTTTGCCGCCGATGCCAGCCAGTAAGCGGCACTGGCGGCCAATGAACAATGTGCGATCAAAGGCTTTTGTGCGGACAGGCGGTTCAACTTCTCAACGGCTTCGGCGCATCCGGTAACCGTACCGCCGGGGGAATAGATGTTCAAAAGAACGCGTTCAACATCGCTATGCGCCATCGCTTCGTCGATCGTGTTGACCAGAGATTCATAGGTCAAATTGCCGTGCCACCACCATTGTGGAATTTGTGCGGAGACAAGTCCGCCACGAACAGGAATAATTGCCGTCCCATCGCTGACTTCAAAATCAAACGTTTTATAACCGTCCGGCGGTGTCCACCCGCCCGCTCTTTCCTCAACGGCGGGATTGGAGGATGATGGCAAAAGCCAACGGTTGGCTTGCAATACGGACAGTATAACCGTATCCGCATGGCGCGGTTCAAGATAAAAATCAGCCATTGCCGGCAGGCCTTTCTTCTTTTTCGTCGCTGGACGTATTGATCGTCATTGTGTTAGCCCAGGCCGGACGGGGAAGGCGGAGACGATCCATCTCCTTAATTTCGATGGCGCGCTGACTTAACGTTTCGCGCCAATCGCGGCCTTGTTCGGCACATTCATCCTCCAACGTCGATACACCCATATCCAGGCGCATCTGTACAGCCGCCGCTTCCTTGACAGGATCAACCCATCCACGCCCGCCGCCGATCCATTTACATTTCAGCCACGCGGCCTTGGCCGTATAGAAATCCGGCGCATCGTCAGGCAGAATCAGGTCGCCGCGACTGACGGCTTCTTCAAACCACAGAGCAAAGATCGGCGTTGCGAATTGCGCGGCGAACCGGTCCCGTTTGCGTGACAGGTGACGCCAGACCTCCAACAGTGCCGCGCGCGCGGAAGAATAATTGGTTGAAGACCAATCCTGTGAGAGTTGCTCATAGGACAGGCCAACCGCCGAAGCGATATTGCGAAGGCATGCACGCTCGAATGCGCCAAACTGGTTTGACGGGCGCGAAGCTGACACCGTCTTGATATCTTCACCTGGAAAAAGAGTCGGGATGCGCGTTCCCTTAGCAAGAGATGTCTGGCGCTCATCATGGAACGCCTTACGTCCGGCCTGATAGTTGTCCAGTTTTTTATCGTCAATCATGTCTTCGATCAGCTCGTGATCGAAGGGACTGACGATATAGGCAGCAAAAATAGCGTTGACGACAGCGGCCTGTAATTCCGTCTTGTCGTATTTATCGATCATTTTCAGCCGCTCAAGAATCGGCGCGAACAGCGATACGCCGCGCGTCTGGCCGGCGCGCTCTCGCTCGAATGTATGAATGACGCGCTGCCGGCCCCAGGGCGTTTCGCGCGGCACGCGCTCCCACATCCAGGTACGTGCACCGATGTGCATATCGGCGGGGTGATTGGATTGAATATGATAGGCTATTGGAGCGCCATTTTCATTCAACTCTATGCCAGCGCGCATAAATTCAGTGTCAAAGGATTTATTCGGATTGCTCAGCCGGTCAGGATCGATAATCTGGATGGTTGTCGCATAGCGCCCACCTGGTTTATCGGCCAGCCATAACGCAACGCTCAACGATTCCCCGTCGCCCACATCATGGCGATAGGCGAGTCCGAGCAACCCGTTGAAATTGCATTGACGTGAGGCATCGATCCAGTTGTCGGGATCTTCGGCAAAGATGCGCCATCTTCCCTCGACCTCCTTTTCGAACTCGTTCGCCCATTCCTCGCTTTGCCCCAGCGCCACATAATCCGGCTTGTAGGACAGGCGAAATCCGGTGCCGATGACATTGTCGATATGCCGGGTCACGGCGCCGGCCGCCCAGCCGCTGTTGCGGATCAGATCGCGCGTGCGGGCAACAATCGTATCGCGATCGTAGAGATAATCCGAATCGGCGGAGCCAAGGCCGGCATACCAATCGCCCAGCTCGGCTGATGTATGAGACGCTGCCTGATAAGGGCGCGCCCCTCCCCAGGCGCCAGCCATCATGCCGCGATGGATCATTCCGCCGACTTTTACAGCGGCGGTTGAAAGAGCGGAACGCAGTCTCATTAAAACCTCGGTCGGATGGCGCGGCGGCCTTTTTTGATGCCGAGCTGGATCTTCAGCTCGTCAATATAAATTTTCAGGTCATTTTTTGATGTCTGGTTAAACGTGACCGTACGGTTATTGTAAGTAACGACCACTTCTTTCAAGCCTGTCATCAAAGAATGATAGGCTTCTTCCGCTTCACTCAATCGTTGCTGAAGTTGTTCTTTGGAAGTCGCCATGAAATATTTCCTGTTAAGCGAGCCTGTCGGATATGCTGGTTTTGCCACCCTTCACATTGGGGGGCGAGCCAGCGGTGTCTGATGCCGGCAAGGACGGTTTGACAAAAGCCGTCGGTTCCAGCAAATCGAGTTGTTGATCGGGAAGGGGTTTTTCACGCTCGGCGCGCATTGCTTCCCACATTTTGTCATCCCATTCGTGCCACCCAAGACGGCGGGCAGCGGCCTCGGCGTAATTCTCCATATCGAGAATCTCGTTGCGGACATCCGGCAGACGCACCCATTTCATGGTGCTGTGGCCGGTCTTCTTGTTCGTTTCCAGCACACGCTTTTCCGAACACAGCTGCTTGAAGTAGTCCGTCTCCAGATCGACCGCAAAACCGCAATAGCCGCGCGCCAGAGGATCTTCTTTTTCCAGCAACTTATAGAGCGCGGCTTTCATGCCGCTGACACCGATCAGCCAGTGGCGTTTTTGACGGTTTTTGATCTTTCCGTCCTTACGTCGCTCCTCTTTGACCAGCCGTATAGGAACGGCAGTGTATTCGCGAGCGCCTTTAACGGTAATGACACAACTCTCAGGGAAGCGCTTTGCCCAGTCCTTGACCGAGTTTGTTTCCCAGTTTGCATCAATGGCAATCATATCCGCCCTGAAAGAGCGACCGAAAATATTCTTCCATTCCCGCTTGGCGAGGATGTCCATCGCATCGCGCGTTGATTGTTCCGATATATGACCCTGGATCACGCCATGCTGGATCGTCCAGCGGCGCAGGTTTGATCCCCATCCCTTCAATAACCATTCGACGCGGTCACCCTGAACGTCCATGCCGATCGTAAGCAGGATGGCGCCGGGCGGAATGATACCCTGCGGATAGCCTTCTTCGTTTTCAACGGCACGTTTGTGCAGCTCTTCCCACGGCGGTGCATCCCCTTTTTGCTCGTAAGGCAGGCCGACGACTTCATTCATAAACGTCTGTTCGGCGCGAGGATCACCCAGTGCCTTGAAATAGCGCCGCGCGATATAGGCCCAGTCCTGCAGGGGGCTGTATGCCAGCCAGATATAAAATCCCTCGATATCGCTCTTTGGATTATTCGCTACCCATGCATCTGGATCGCTGATTGATGCCTGGAGCATGCCCTCTTTATGGTGATGCTCGATTTTCTCGCCGCATTTCACACAGGTGAAATGGGCCTCCGAATACTCCATCCCTTCGTAAAGGGAGTGTTTAAAATTATCCCATTCTAGAGCCTGTTTGAACGAGCAGTGAGGGCATCGTAAATGATATTCCTGCTGGTTTGATCGTTCATAATTCTTCGCAATCCGGCAGATGCCTTTAACGCCTGGCGTACTGATCTTGAAGATCTTTGCCCAGGGTCCCCATGACTGCGATCGCATATCGGCCTGATCTTCAGGATCGCCATGTTCGTTATCATCCCATTTCCCCATTTCATCATGGACCTGATATCGATAGGTCATGGACGAAAGAGATTTAGCCGAGTTAGCGCCGGCAGCACGAATACTGGATTTGCCATCAAGCGATTGTTTATAGGTCGCGCGGTTGGCACGATCCCGGCTCGACTTTGTGACCGGCATGATGCGCGCCAGGGCCTTTGTGCCGGTGACGAAGGCATTCCATTTTTCAAGGAACCACAAACCTGCCATATCGATGGTGGCGGTGACGTAGAATACTGATCCGCCGATTAATGTCAGGATCGCACCCATAAACACTTCAGCGGTGATCGTTTTCCCCGTTTGTGCCGATCCCATTAAGACGACGATCGAAGCAGGATGATCCGGTTCGAGCGCGTGCAGAATCTTTTTGAAAAAAGGAAAGCGGTCTGCTTTGTATGGGCCGGGGAAGCGATTATCGTTATCGAACACGATGTTGTCTTCAGCCCAGCGCACAAGGTCAAGCGGCGGTGGCGGTTTTAATGCCTCGGCAAAAGCCCTGAATATAACGGCATTAGGGTCGGCCAGACCCTCAATTGATGGCGGGTTGGAGATCCTCCTCAAGGTATGGTGAGATTCTTCGCAAAAAATCATGGTTGATCGTTTCAAACAGGGCGCGATCGTCGGCATCCAGCATCGCCTTGATTTCGCGCGGATTGGTCATGGTCGCGGCTTGCTCCGATAATCTGGTGTTGCGGGCCTGCAGATATTCTTTTATTGCGGCACCTGCCGCATTGACGGCAGTTATCGCACCGGCAACGGGCATGATTTGTTTTTTACGCTCCATCAAATCCAGCTCTGCCTTTTCCGCATCGACCAGAGCGCGGCGCGTTTTGCTGTCGTGATAGGTTCCGGCTGCTGGTGCGGCTGGTGATGGTTGATCGGCCGCAGGGCCTGTTTTTATTTCCGGGTTGGTATTCGAATTTTTAAATTCAGCGCGGGCCGGATCGGAAGCGGACGCTAATATTTGATCGGCTTTCTCAAAGTTAATTTTCAACTTGCCGTCTGATGGGTCTATCTCCATCGCCTGTGCGACGAGTTCTTTTATACCTTTTTTCGAGACGTAGGCAGGCTTGCACCCTCTATGCGCGGCGTATTCTTTCTTATTGCCATACGTCACAGCGACCTCAAAAAATTTATTGGCGGTGAACAAGTTAACCGTGATTAACCCAATCCAGCGCGGTTAACCTCGTTTCAAAATCAGTCACGCTAGAAAACTCCCGCGCGTCGCCGCCCCGCATGTCATCGGATTGGGGGAAGGACCCGCAAACCCGCAGAAAACCTAGGGTTTTCAGGTGAGAATGACTCGCATTCCGCTGGGGGCGGGGCCTTCAGCCAAGCGCACGGCTGAGGCAGACCATTGCCCCGCCGCGAGCGGGTCGGGGGGACAGGAGCGGCGGGGCAGGTCTGGATCTCACGAAGAGAACGATGGGCAGGGGGCCAGGTCCAAAAGAAAATCCGGCCACCGCAAGGGTAGGGCCGGATTGTCTTAGGCGCACCACTGCACCATAGTGTTTTTATGCGGGAAATTGTCTACAACAGTCAAGCGGTTTTTTTATCATCGCGCGCAGGCCGCAGTTTTTCAGGGATATCCATCCCCGTCCGGCCCAGATCATAGTCCCCCTTCATGTCATCGGACGTTCGAATCACCGCACGTTGCGATTTGGTTATGCCTTCATAATGGGAGGCCATTGTCTCAAGCGCAGAGATCAGCGCGCCTTGCCAAAAATCCCGTGTACGATTTTTCAGCCCTTTTTGCTCAATCTTTTTCTCTTTCGCAAATTCATTGTTCGACCAACCCATCCCGATCAACCAGAACACGACCTGACCTGCCACGCTATGCGATCCGCCGACCGCATCGAGATATCCCTTGACGATCTTGTACGATCGCGATGTGCGGTGCAGCTGATCCTCGACACTGTGCGAACCGCCGCCCGCGCCCGTCCAGTCGACAGTGCCGATCACATCATAGCCGAGAATATCGAAATGCGTCTGGAAATGCATCGCCGCCGCCACATGCCGCGAGGCAATAAGCCCGTCGGCATGCATGCGGGTAATGCCGGAGCGCACTCTTTGCACAGTGATCTCCCTGCCATCCCTATCCTCCATGTCGACGCGCTCTACATCACGGCGCCGCGCGGATTTATCGGTTCCAAACCGGGAGACCGGCACCGCATAGCGCGGATCGATGCCGATATCATCAGCGCCCAGCTCGAACTCGCCAAGCTGGATCTTCATCAACAGTTTTTGTTCCGCAATTTCGAGCAGGCGCTTGTTCCGGCGAACCGCGCCAAGCGCGTCCATGACTGCGTTTTTATCCGTCCCGTTCATGCTGCACCGCCTTCACGCGCCCAGTCGGGGGCATTCCTGGCATTGCGGTTGCGCAAATCGTGCTCAGTTGAAATCCACCAGTTCGTTTGCCGGTCTGCCGGCTGCGTCATCAGCCATTCCGCACGATTTGACAGCTCGGCGAACAGGTCGATGAAGGGGAATTTCTCCTGCCAGGCAAGATATTTCTCTTTGCACAGCTTGATCGGACCGACCGCGAAGTAGTAATCCTTCCCCGTATTATTTTTATTTATATTATATATATTATTAATACCGGGGGCCGCGCCACGTTTTCGCCCGTAACTGTTTGATTTTTCAATAGGAATTACGTTTCCTGCATTTTGTTTAAACAAATCGCGCTGGCCGCCATTCTGCACCGCCTGCGCCCGCCGTTTGAGAGCCGGATTCCCCCCGCCGCGCCGCGCCACCCGCGACCGCGTTTCGCTCAATTCCTTCGCCTTGACCAGCTCGGGGAAATAATAGGCCCCGCGCGTCTCATCACGGGCTATCTTGCCGATGGCGATTAATTGTTCCATCAGGCGGGGAAAGTCTTCGGGCGGCACGCGGCCCATGCGCGCCAGCTCGTCATCAGTGAAGGCCAGTGTTCCGGCGCACAGCCACCCCATGGCCTGCACCGCCATCATCTCCAGCCGGAGCATCAGCAACTCGGCCAGCGGATCAAGCTTGGCGATCAGCATGTCCCCCAGATATTTCTGGGCATCTATGTGTTTAAGCGTGTGTTTGGTCACGGGATCTTCTCCTTCTGGTTGATTAATCGAAACGGGGGTCTTCATCACGACCAAGGTCGTAAAAAATCTGGTGCTTGCCGCCGAAGCCGACATGTGCAGTACCAAGTCCGCCATTGCGGTTCTTAGACACGATGATTTCGGCGCGCCCCTTCATTTTGCCCATGCGCGCCTGCCATTCTTCGTGACGGTCGTTAAACATTTCGGCTTTCTCGCTCTTGCGCATATGCGGCTCTTCGCGCGACAGGTAATATTCCTCACGGTACGGAAAGATAACGATATCGGCATCCTCCTCGATCTCACCCGAATCGCGCAGGTCTGCCAGAGAGGGACGCTTGTCATCGCGGCTTTCCAACGACCGGCTCAATTGCGCAAGCAGGATGACGTGAATGTCCAGCGTCTTGGCGACAGCCTTTAGCGCCTTTGTCATTTGCCCCAACTGATGTACCCGCTGTGCGCGATCATCCGTGGCGCGGATCAGGCCGAGATAATCAATCATCAAAACCCCGAGGTTAGGATGCTGGCGCTTTGTCCGGCGTGCGCGCGTACGGATTTGATTGACGGTCAAGGCCGCGCTGTCATCAATCCAGAAAGGCAGGTTGCGCAGTCCGGCCTGCGCCTCGACCAGCCGCCTGGCGTAATCATGTGGCATATCGCGCCGCATTTGCGCCTGAATAGGAATGCCTGTTTCGCGCGCCAGCATCCGCATATACAGTTGCGGCGCAGGCATCTCCAGCGAGTTTTTCAAAACCCCAATGCCGCGCCTCGCCATATTAACGGCTATACTAAGCGCCAGCGCGGTTTTCCCCATGCTCGGACGTCCCGCGATAATGGTCAGGCCGCCAGGCATGAACCCGCCGATCATTTCATCCACCTTGGTCAGTCCCGATGGAAACCCGACAAGCTCTCCGCGCTGGATCATATCGAACATACGGAACGTTTCCGCGCTGATATCCTCTAAACCCTGCGCGCCTTTTTGCCCGACCGATGAATCGGACAGAGCGAACAAGGCCGCCTCCGCATTCTCGACCACGTCGCGCGCCTCGGTGTCGATCTTCTGATTATACGCGCCGGATGATAATTCACCTGCAATGCGGATCAGCTCGCGGCGCAGATACAACTCATAGACCGTTTGCGCATAATCCTTGGCGTCGTTGATCAGCGGTGTTTCATCCTGCAGCGCGAACAGATATTCCGCCCCGCCGACACTTGACAGACCTTCATCCTGTTCGAAATAGCCCTTCAATGTCACCGCGTTCGCCGTCTGGCCGCGCAGGAAAAGGGTGGTCAGCGCCTGAAAAATCCGTTGATGCGCGGGCTGATAAAAATGATCGGTGCGCAGGAAGTCGGATATAAAATCGATCTGCGCGTTGTCGACCAGCAACAGGCCGAGCAATCCCTGTTCAGCTTCAAGGTTATGCGGCGCGACGCGTGACGTTTCGCCTTCTGGCGAATAGGGGTGGGTCATGCCGCACCGCCTTGCGCGCGTTCATACGCGATGACCTGAATGATGGCATGAAGTTCGGCCAGCTCTTCGGAATGCCGATGGTGATAATAGACGGCCTGTTTTGTCGTATCCGCATGCACTAGCCGCGCTAAATACTTATCGTGGCCATTATACCCTATGCATTCTTGTTTGCTGATCCATACCAACTCAAACTGCCACCCTGCCGGCCTGATCGCTTTCAGCGCATCGCGCGAGCGGGTGTATCGCGGCAACGGACGCGCAAGTTTTCCCAGGTAATCGCAAACCGTCTGATCGATTTCATCGAGCTTGTCCCGGTCTGCCGGATCAACATTTTCGATCATCTTCAAAATCGTATCCGCATCAATCATTGCTTTACCCCCATCATCTCTGCCACGCGGTCGATCTGATTGTCTTTGCGCCAGGCCGGTTGAAACACCCGTTTGTGATGACCCGCGCAATATTGCGATCCGGCCTGACAGCTTTGCCCACAAAAACCAAAACCGCTTTCTTTCGGATCGCCATAAGGCCAGGCACACTGGCCGGTTTTCAGATCGAGCAGGGAGACGAGGTTTGCGGGCGGTTTATCCAGCGTCGCGCAGGGCGGCGCTGTTTCAAACAGCACAGGTGCCGCCGCCGTTTTCTTGACGCGTTTTTCCGTCTTTTTCTCTATCGCCTTCTGCTTGACGGGAGAAATCCGCGTCGGCAATTTTGACCGGTGCGCCCTGCCCAGTACCGCGCTGCGTGTTTTATTGCCAAGCTCGTCCGCGATTTCCTGTGCGGTTTTTCCCGCCGCCCACAGATCGCGCAATCTCTGCAACTCTGCTTCCGTCCAGGCATTAGATTCTGTCCTCATATACTATCCCCCTTGGTTTTGGTCGTGTCAGTGCGCGCATAAAGCGCGTGTCGTTCGCCCGTGTCGGCGTGCGCGGCGTAAAGACGCACCAGCCGGACGGGGAATGCGGTTTGCCCTGTCCCGTGAAATCGATGCGCCAGCTGAGCGGATAAATCCGCGCCGGCGCGCATATATCTGTGACTTTCAATCGGGACTGACAGAAGAAGAAGGGCGCCTTGAGCAGCATCGCCACATAAAGCGGTTGCAGGCGCAGCGCATGCAGCAGGAATTTTTCATCCAGCCCATCCTCATAAGGCGGGTTCATAATCAGGATATCGGCGGGCAGTTTGTCGAGAGAGAGAAAGTCGATCCCGCCCCGACCATATCCGCGATCGACAAGGTCGGTTCCGATCACGCGGCGACCGAACCCCTTGACGATTTTCAGGATATCGCCTTCACCACATGCCCCGTCATAGACGGCCCCGTCAGGCATAAAGGGCTGTTCGGCGATCATCAGCGCCGCGATCGCATCGGGATCGCGGGTCGGGTACCAGCTGTCCGCGCGATAGCGATCCGCTTTACCGCCCTTGCGGTATATGGCGGAAACCATACTCATAGCGCATATCCCCGCTTTTTACAGGGCGGACAAAGGCGATTGCCTGCGCCGCTGGAGGCAAACACCACCCCGCAGGACAGACAGCTGCGCTTGCCTTTTTCCGTCACGCGCGGGCTTTTACGTGCGGCAATTTCCTTGGATCTGTCGCGCTTCTTTCCGCTGGGCAAAGTATCGCTTTCCCCCTTAAGCGTATAGCCCAGCGCCGCGCCTGCCGTACATTTGATCACGGGCGCATTCGTTTTTTGTTCCGTCGCCCGCTTTTTATACGGCGTGCCGTCAGTGCGCAGCAAAGGCCGGCTGAAAAATTTTCCATTGTGGCGCGTCATGGTTACGTAACCGCGCCGCGCCAGGACAGACATAGGGTAATTGACATGCGCACCCGTCGTATTCATGCGTTTGGCAATCATCGTCAGGGTGATGTCAGTGCGCCCCTCATCGGCCAATGCACAGAGGAGAGTCAGCACCGCTTCCTGTTTTTGCGTGAGGGGAGAGGGGCGGTTTTTCGGTTTGGGCGGCGGGTTTGGCGCGGATGTTTTTTGCGTGCCGCTTTTATCCGGAACGGCTTGTCCATGTGTCAGGTATTGATCGGTGAATGTTTCAGGTCCTCTCTCCGCGCGGGCGCGCGCCAGCTGTGCGGCCTGTTTTCTGGTTGAGGTAAACGCCAGATCAAGATCGGGGTATTGAATATCGGCCACCACCCCTTCGCATGTCTTCGACATGGCGGATTTAATGCTATCCAAAAAACGTTCCTGATATTTGACAAGCGGCGCCGGGCTTCCCTCAATGACGACAGGAGGGGCATCCGGCTTGATATCGTTGAAAGGAGTCAGGCGCGCACAGGCGATCTCAATCGCAATCTCTTCGGGGTCTTCAACCACTGTGCGCGTGACCAACGGCCCTTCGCGCACCAGGTCGGGGTTGTCGACCGGGCGGCTGGCGCTTGTGACATAGGTATGTATCCGCCCTGCCAGATCGACGATTTTGTCGGGGTCCGCTTGCGCGGCCACGGCTTGTTCGATGCACCATTGCCGCAGGGAAATATTGGACTCTTGCTGATCGCTCATGCCGCACCTCCACGGATGCAGGACGACTCCCCACGAGAGCCGCCCTGCGCTACAGTGGCCAAATCGCCAAACCCGACCACTGAAAGGAAAAAGAAAATGATAAGTCTCAAAGATGTTTTGGCCTTGCTGGATAGATGGCCCGCATGGAAGCGCATAACCGGCACACCCGATCGTATGGATGAACTGGAACGCCGTGTTGCGCGATTGGAGGATGTTCTGAAAATCCCGGCGAAAAAGCCCGGTGCATCCTGTCCGTATTGCGGCGAGACCACCATGCGCAAGATAAGCGAAGCGCCACAAAAAGGAGGCCTCGGCCATCTTGGTGTGATGGAAGAAGTGTGGCAGTGCGGTTCCTGCGATAAGCAAGAGCGTAAAACGAAAGCGGCATAGGACATCATGCGGCTCTCCCCGTGTCGTTGGCGGCGGACCCGCCGGCGCAGGGCGGATAGGTCAACCATTCTTCACCCTTGGGGCGCGTGTCGGGATCGAAAATGTAGGACAGGCGCACGGGCCGGACGGCGCGAAAAGGCCAATCTTCCGAATATCTTATCTGCGCGTCTGCCTGATCTTCAAAAGGCTTCTGCAGATGTTTGTGCAGGCGATGCGGCAATATCTCCCATCGCCACAATGTACGCAGGATCAACAGGGTGAACGCTTCCCCTGCGGGCACGGGCAGGCGGGCGGCGAGGATGGCATCAGCGGTTTTAAAGTTGATTTTCGACATGCGTCCCCCGTGGTTGTTGGCGTTACGAAAAAGAAAAAGATTGACTTATTGAAAATAAACACAGTAAAACGCGGGGAATTCCGGCCAGTTAGGGCGGGGGATAGAAGCTTTTATAAGTCAGCGCGCCGCCGGATAGTTGCTCGAGCGCCGCGATGGATGGAGGCGTCGGGCGGCTGATTCCGCTTCGCCATTTGGCGATGTTTTTGGCGAGGTTCAGGATGGCGCGCTGATAGGCATCATCGGCCTCTGCGGGGCGCTGCAGGCGCATTTCACGGGCGAGTTGAGCGTTGCTCCAGCCCTTTTGTGTCAAGAATGCGTCGAGGGGCAAAGATTGATCCATACCCTAAATTCGCACTGAATGCGAAAAATTGTCAAGAAGCTTTTCGCATTCAGTGTGGTTTTTTAACGAATACTTTTCGCATCTAATGCGTATATGGGAAAGATATTGAAACAGAACAAGAAGATAGTGCCCGCTGATCGGGTAAGAGAGGCGCGGAAAAATCTAG